CATCACTCACTCTCCCTTTCCGAATTATACGCGCCCTCATTCCGAATCAGCCGCGCTAAATGCGGAGATTGCTATACAGTTATACATCATAAATGTAGCTTTTCTGCGTAAATATGTATATGAATGTATACTTTTCTACACAATGTGTATATGAATGTATACTTTTCTGTGTAAATGTATACATATAGCTATAAATATATAACTTTGTATACTTTATCGGTCATTAGCGATCACCTCCACTACCTTGTATAACGCCACGCGCCATACGAGACCTCAGCTTCTCAATGTTAAAGATGGCAATGTCCTCTAGCTTAATGCCTTGGTCAGCCGCCATGTTAGCTAAGTTCCAAAGCACGTCACCTAACTCTGATATCACCTTAGTACGGTCAATGTCTACTGCATCCCCACGTAGGAGAGGCTTGACAAACAAGTCAGCGGCCTCAGCAGATTCAATCATCAGGGACGTTACAGGGTACATAGGGTCAGTGTAGATTGCTGTCTCCTGTGCTAGCTTTTGATAATCATTAAATTCCATTGTCAACCTCGTCAACTGCTTCAATCATTCTGTCCAGATACCACTTAGCTTTCTTCAGATCCTGCGCTGGGTGTTCCTTGTAGCGCCACCTGTGAAGATACTTCAGCGCGTTGCCCTCACAGTATTCAATAAACCCCTCACCCAACTGTTGCTTGATATAATCAATGGCTTCGATACCGCCTGTGTTGTAGTGCTTAGGTTTAGTTACTGCATCCCACTGCTCTGGTGTTGCGTCATTCAATCTCGTCATCGTTGTATATATCCTCTACTTCTAATTCATCTTCAAGATAGTCACGTTTAGCTTCAATAAAATCTTCAAACCTATAAACTAAATCCTCTGAACTGATCTCTAATACCTCAAGCAAGTCAATCTCAGGCAACTGCTTTAGCTTATCACACAGATCTTTGAATGTCATGACATGTCCTTACCGTACTTACTACGTAGATAGTTAATCGAGACAGGTAGCTCATCGAAACTTCCATCATCTACCTCATTCAACATCCAGATACCTGACCAACTACCATTGGTTTGTGGGTTCAGATACTCCTCATCATGCTGGTAGAAGATCCCTGCAAACAACCCAGTGATACTCTTACCGTCTGCACGTCTTGCATAGCCTATGTCACGGTCTTGCACATGGCCTTGCACACAGCTCATCATCTTCTTCTGCAACATTAGCTTTGCATTCGTTACAGGTCTACCCATCACACCTGAACAGAAGTAGTGACAATATGCTATACCATCAATAATGATAGGCTTTAGGAACGGTACAACCTTCCAGCCCATCTCAGGCAACATCAGGTCATCGTAGCTCATTAGTCCTTCGAGTTTAGCATCGGCCTCTACAGCTCTCTCAATGCGTTGCTCGTGGTTTCCCAACAAGAACACCATCTTAGGAGTCCACAGCTTCTTCTTGTTGATGCGGAGGCGCTCACGCTCTGCTCTGATAGGCTCTAAGAAGGCCAACATAGCGTCAATACCTGCCTCTACATCCTTGGTGTAGCGTCTACCTTCAAAGCTCTTCTTACCTACATCGTAGCTTGACAGGCTTGGCATGTCCCAGTGGTCGCCTAAGTGAATAATTACATCAGGCTTCTTCTGTGCGGCATACTGTCCTGCCCATCGAAGGTGGTCGTGATTACTGTCAGGCTTAACCTGTGTGTCTGGAATGATAAGATGTTTCATAACAGATCCTCTATCGGTAGAAGGTATCCTACAGGTATTGAATAGCTATCTGATCTATATATTATACCGTTCTTAGGATCTTTAGCGCCCTTCTTTCTGAATACTGCTTTACTATAATACTCTTCTCTAGGAACGTAACCACACACGTATAGTTTGTTTTGGTCTTTGTTGTATCCTGAGAAGATATACATATCACACTTTTGGTGTGTTGAAGACTTCATTATGTTGCAATCGAATGAGGGCTGTGGAGCCATGCGAGAAGAGAAAGTCTTAACGTCTACTGTTCTACCGTCCTCTAGCACCATATCGTAGTCTTTGTTTGACTTGTGCTGGCACTTAAGCAGGTCTCGAACAACAACCTCACCAACAAAACCAACAAAGTTCCTCTGTCCAGACATAACACTATTTTTGATTGCTCCCATCTCGGTTGCCAGCCTTTTTGCCTCTTTAAGCTGATCGGTTGTGGGTTGTATTGTAATCATTACTTGTGCCTCCACTTACTTGGTAAGCTCTCTGGGGTGTAGTACGTGAAACCGTTTTTATCTGCCCATTCTGCCATCGTAAACTTAGTACCGTCCGCTCGTTTTCTTGCAAACGGCATTGCAGTTTTTGGATTTTGGAATACAAATACAAGTTCATGCACACACTCAAGATCAACAGTACGATTAAGAGAGTCTCTAATGTCAACATACTTCTTAGCCTCGTTCCTATCTCTGAACCTTCCCTTGACTTCGATGTAAGTTAAGATCTCCTCTTCCTTATCGTAGTATACAAAGTCAGGTTCATAAGTTCTACGCTGTATGTACGGTATACGTTCTGTGTGATACTGACACTGCCTCAACTCTTTAGATAGGTCAAACTCTAGCCAACTATCAAATCCCTTCGGAACATTCTTCCTCGTTCGCTTCTTCATTGACCTCTTCCTTGGTTGGTGGTGTCCATATCTGACCCTCATACCGTCTTAGCCACAATAAGATACCGTTCTCTACAGCTCTCTCTTCACTACCCAGTTTCTCAGCACAGACTTCAAACATCTCTCGCTCTGTCTTGCCTTCCAATAACTTCTTGGCTGTAACTGGGCCAATTCCCTTGACTCCAATGATGTTGTCAATGCGATCACCAGTAAGAAACTGCATGTAGAAGTTGAGCATACCCTGCGTAGCGCTGACATAATACTGTTGCTTCTTGACAAAGTTATAGTGCCATCCCTCAACTTGGTCAAAGTCTTTGTCAATGCTGACAATGAAACACTTATATTTACCAAGCTCTGTCGCACGTATTGCAATAGCATCATCAGCTTCCTGACCCTCTACAAGTTTACCTCCAATCTCTAGCATGTACTCTCGCAGTTCATCATAGTGTACAGGACGTTTGCCTGTTCTGTTTCCCTTGTAGCGCTCTGTGACTGCGTAGTCATTCCTAAAGTTGGTCTTACCTGTAATGAACAGTTCAAAGTCTTCACTCTCTAACTCATGACAGATGGTCTCAATGGTCTCGCCCAACCTATGTCGAGCGAGTCCAAAGGGTTCATCGTCGTAGGCGAACCCCACCCTATAGGTGAGGATGTCGCCATCAATCAGAAGTTTCACAAAGCTTCCTCAGTCATCGCTACAGGCTCAGGAGAGTATTCGATCAAGTCAGTTAGCTGAAGACCACCAATCTTAATCCCTACAGCCCAACCACTGCGCTTGGTAGGCGCGTGTGACCACTCATAAGCTTCTGCTTTGACATTAGCTTTTGATCCGTTCGCTACCATACCCTCGTAAACGCCACCATCCTTGGTGTAGGCTGTGATAGGAAACCTAGCTGACTTAGCTGTGATGAAGTAGCCACGGTCATCACCTTTTGTACGGACATTTACGCCGATGTCCTCAAGCGTTGCCACTTGGTCATCACTCAACTGGCACAAGTCAACCTGATACTTGCCTGACATTGTGTTAGGTTGATTCAACGATGCCCAGTAAAGAGTAACGTTGTTTAGATCTACTGGTACTTTATTCATAAGTATTCTCCGTTAATGTTTCTATAGAAACTTTCAAACTACAGCGTATATTATACAGGAATTTTGCCTGTTTGTCAATGCGTATCATACCAACTATTACCAATCTTAGACTCAGCGTCTACGCGCACTCTGAATCCTAGAAGCTTCCCTGCTTCAGTGGCTGACTCTTCCATAATCTTTGCCACGTGTTCTGCTACATGTTCCTTCACCTCCATCTGTATCTCGTCATGTACAAACGCTACCTGCTTTACACAGTGTTGTATAGCAGATCTGCGAAGCCTCTCGTGAATCAAGACACACCACTTCTTAGCTATGATTGCTCCACAGCTTTGCAGGAGCGTGTTAAGGGCGGCTCTTTCTGATCGGATGTGCAATCTTCTGCCGTCAAGTCCTTTGATTGTTCCTGCTGTTGCAAGCTGTCCCACCAGCGTCTGGAGTTTTCTAAGCTTTGGCGTGTTCGCATAGAAGTTCTCAAGTATCTGTTCACCTTCTTCGTATCCTCCTCCAACAATTGATCCTATCTTTGCCGCACCTGCACCATAGAGCGTAGCGTAGATCATAGTCTTTGCCATGTTGCGCTCTGGTAACCCTGCCGCTAACTGGTTCTTGGTGTGGATGTCTCCGTTTAATAACTCGTCTGTCCACTCATCATCCTGCATGTAGTGTGCTAAACAGCGCAACTCAATACCACTCAAGTCACAACCTACAAGCTTGTAGCCTGACGGTACAGTCCACAGACTGCGGCACTCTATACCATACGGACTATTCACTGAAGGTATCTGTCCCATGTTAGGACTGCTGTGTGTCATACGACCAGTAACAGCACCGTTGCTAATGACTCGACCGTGTACTCTGTTGTCGTCACGTGCGGCATCAATCCAACTGCTAATCAAACCCACGCGCTTCTGCAACATCAGGTACTCAGACACTAGCTGTGCCTCTGGCAGATCTATCTCAGCGAGTGTGCCTTCATCCACTACAGGTCTGCCTGTCTCTGTAACACGCTTCCACTTGACGCCAAGGCTCTCAAGGCGCTTCGCTACCTGCTGTCGAGAACCCACATTAAACACCTCGACATGATCCTTGAGTTGCTTGCCTGTCTTCTCAGACCAGCGCTCAGTAACGATAGGTGGAAACTTCTCTTGTAGCTCGTGCTCGATGTCGGCCATACGAGCCTTCAGATCAGTCAGCAGAGTAGTAGCCTCACGCACATCCAACAAGAAGCCGTTGCGCTCTTGCTTGCAAGTCTG